CGGACTGTCACCCCCATTCAGGAGCAGTCGGGTCAGGGCACAGAGGCGGGTCAAGCGCGCCATGGGCTAGGTCCAGACGTTGAGGACGCCAGTTACGCTGCCCTCGCTGGTACGCGCATAGACGTAGCCCGTACCGATCAGGGTGCGGTTGATACTCTCGTATTGGTCCCCACGCAGCACATGGCCGTTGACCGTGGGTGCCACGTCAGTATCGGAGGTCGCCACCTCGATACTGGTGCGCGTCGAGAATGGCAGGGTCAGCAGGAACTCGGTCCCGGCGTCCGCCAGCTTGGCCCAGGTCGTGGTAATGGTAGGGTTGGTGGTCGCCATTAGCGTGTACCTCTGGAATCATCAACGGGCGACGAAGCTGCCGCCGCTTGGGTGCTGGAGCCGATAACGGCGTCCGCCAGGGCTTGATGGGCCTGGGCGCGTTGGAGATTGGCGGCGTACTCCGCGTCCTTGGCGTAGGCCCGGGCCAGGATCAGGTCCACGATCACCCCGACGAAGGTGTCATCAAGGTCCACCGTGTTGCCGACCGTACCCGAGGTCACCGCCGTGGGGGCGTCGCTGTAAACCACCTCCAGCGTAGTCCCCACCGTCGCCGGGGGGTACACCAGGAACTGCTTAGGTAGCAAGGGATCGAAGACGTAGGCCTGGATATCGCCCACGGCGGTCTCGCCGTGCCAGCCCGGGTGCTCGTTGTCGAGCGTGGACTGGGTGACCAGCTTGACGGCGCGCTTGGTGGCGTGGGAGACATTGTGAACCACCGAACGCAAGCGCAGGGCGGTCGAGAAGGTGCTGGTCAGCGTCTGGCGCGTGCCCGCGACGCAGGTAAAGGTTCCAGCCTTCATGTTGCTGTCAGGACGCTGGAGCACGATGTAGCGCATGGCGTCGTTCAGCCAGTCGATCAGCTCCGTCTCGGGCCAGCGGATGTTGTCATCCTGAAGGATCTTTTGGCACCGCTCGATGATGGCGGTAGCAGTGACGGAGGACATAGTGTGCTACCCCGTTAGAAGGCGTAAGCCCGCACGCGCAGCGCCGTATTGGCCCCGCCTCGCGCCCGGCGAATGTTCTGGTTGTGGATGGCGTACTCAAAAATCTGACGATCTTCCGCCTCGAACTGGGTGTTGACCCAGTCCCCGTAGTTGCGCCGCACCCAGGCCCGTGCCCCGGCGGCGATGGGCTCGCGATAGTCGCTGTACAGGACATCGGCCACCGTGGTGGCGGTATCGGTGGGCCGCAGGCTCACCAGGCTGGTCAGGGTCTCGTTGGCGTCTGGCACGGGGGCCAGGACCAGGGAGCGGTCGCCTTCCAGGTAGTAATACTGTGGTGCCCCGGTCTGGGTGCCGTAGACGCCAATCAGGACATCATGGCGGTTCAGGGGTGTCAGCCAGGTGTTGTCCCGGCGTACCTCCAGCACCTCCCAGTGCAGATCGGTCGTTGGGGTCAGCGCCACCACGGACTCACCCGCGACGACGGTCACATCCACCCGCTCGACCAGCAGGCGCGTGCGCTTACAGAATTCGATGCAGGCGTCACGCACCGCGTTCTCCAAGATCATCTCTGGGCAGCCGGGGATGCGGGAGCGCACCGTGGGGAGGAAGGACTCAAGGGGTGTCATCTGGCACGTCTACTTCCGGTTTACGCTGGCGCCCGCGTCGCGACACGGGCCGGTTAGACTCAGATTGTATCACTAAATCGGGGGCAGGGGTGTTGGCCTCCGCCAGGAGGCGTTCGCCGATGGGGGTCAAGACGACTCGCTCACCGACAATGCGGCCCAGCGTCAACCACTTACCGTCGCGGCGAATTCGCGCTTCGTTGCCTACCGACTCCCCGCCCATGTGGGTAGCAAGCTCAAATATATCCAAGGTATCCTCCAGGAAAAAGCGGCGGGGTTGCCCCCGCCACCAGGGTTAAGCGTTGTACACACCCGCCCAGTCGTTGGTGCCGACATTGATAAAGATGCCGGTGTTGCTCGCGGTGATTGACGCAGCAGCATTGGCGGACAGATTGTTAATCTTACCACCGGACCCCGGGTACACCTTCAGGACCTTGGCCGCCACGGTGTTACACACCACGATAATATCACCGGGCTCCCGACCCGTGGGCAGGATCACACCTTTGGTGTTATCCGTGGCGGTGACGGTGTTGATGCTATCCGTCAGGGCGGCAGCGTCGGACTGCAAGCTGCCGGCGGCAGCCACGGAAACGGGGAGGCCCCGTTTCACGCGAGCGCCCTGACGCATGTTGTCAGGGATGGTCATAAGCTGTCTCCGTTAGGCGCTGAGAACCGCAGCCCAGTTGCCGCTGCCCAGCGAGACGTACAACCCCGACATGTTGGCGGCCAGTGCCTTGGCGGCATCCGCCGTACCGTTGTTGATCTTGCCGCCCGACGGGGGGTAGACGTTGAGGGCGACCGCCGAGCTGTTGCAGATAACCAGCGCATCGAACAGGGCGTAACCAGCGGGCAGTACCACGCCGTCACTGGCGTTACCCGTGGTCACGTAGTTCACTGCACCAGTAACGGCGGTCGCGCCGGCCTGAGTCTGGGTAGTACCCGCCGTCACAGCGGAATAGCCACCCACAAAGCGCACGTTCTGAGAAACATTAGGCATGAGGGTTCTCCTTAAACACCGACCAGGGCGGTAGCCAGCGCCTGGGGCTTGATGACCTTGCGACCGTAGACGGCCAGACCGCGCATGATGTCACCGAAGTCGTTGGGATCGCGGAAGGGCTCGGTCTTGTCCATGACGGAGGCGAAGCTGATCGCGTGCTTGGTGCCGCCGATGATCTGCCGGCGGGGCAGGGCGTTAGACACCGTGGCACCCGTGGACACATCGGTACGTCCCGAGACCAGGGCCTTGGCGGTAGTGCCGCGCGGCAACAGGTTGGACACGTAGACGGTGAAGCGGTCGATCATACCGATCTTGCCGGAACGCACCATGCTCTGGCTGTCGCCGGAGAAGAACTGGGCGGCCAGGTTCGACTGCATGAGGATGTAGCGGTCGTAGGGTGACAGCAACAGCCAGCGGCCATCGGCGGGCACATTCTGCTCGTCCAGGGCATGACCCATGCGCAGGATGGCGTTGAGGACGTTGTCAGGGTTGGCCGTGGAAATCGGCGCGGTGTCGGTGCCGAGGTTGTAGGCGCCGGTCAGGGCACCAGCGGACGCGCCCTTATTGTAGGCGTTGGCCCCCTCGGTGACGAAGCTGTTGAAGAACACCTCTTCCTCGATGGCGATCTTCATCTCCTTGGCAGCCTCGGAGGTGTACATGTCCATCAGGTCGAGATCGGCCTGCTTCTGCAACAGGTCGCCCACGCGCACGCCGTAGTACCGACCCTTGTTGACCTGCATGTCCTGGTAGATCGGGGTGGGGACTTCATATTGCAGGTTCATACCCTGCTCGTAGTCGCGGGTGGTGACCGAGGACGCGGTACGGATACGCACCGTATCGCCCTGGGACTTCAGCTCGCCCTCGTAATCGGTGTTGCAAATCTCGGTCAGCATGGTCTGCTCATAGAACTTAATGAGCAGCTTCTTGGACCAGATCGTGGGGATCAGGGACCCGGAAAAGGCCGGGTTGGTGTTGTAAGGTGCGTTTACCGGGAACACAGCACCGGGGGTAACGGTCGCCATAGTCGTCTCCAAACAGGGTTAGGGTTGGCCAAGACCAGGCGACCGTGTACGTCAGGCGATAATTCGTCCCTCCGCAAACGCCGCACCAATCTCGGCATCCAAGCGTTTTGCGTCGTCGAAGCGGCTCTGGGCGATGAGCTTGCTGATGTCCGCGAACATCGCATCTGTCTCACGCTGCGTGTACACCTTCTTGCCCGCGCTGGCGGGCGGTGTCGCCGTGGATCGACTCGGCTGGACTTGGCGTTGCAATTCCTGTTGACGACTGACTTTGGGGGCTTCCTCGGGTGGGGGGTTGCGCGACTGCTTGAACATGTCCACGTAACTCTTCACCGCCTCGACATCACCGCGCT